TGTGATATTAAACATGGTAGTTATAATAAATTAAGACCTATCTATGAAGCATTACAAGAACATCAATTATCAGTAAAAATAGAATAATATGGCACTAAACAAACAAGAGGAGATTACCCTCATGCAAAATTCACATCTAAAACCTTTGGAAACAAATGTAAGAGGTTTAAACAATCCTATAAAGTGGGCAAATACTTGGGACTACAAAGCAGGACTTAGAGAAATATCTTTTAAAACCTTAATGGTTCCTCCTACAAAAAGCTCTATGATTAGCTATACAAGCTTGGATTTAAAGCCTGTAGTAAATAAAGTTATTTACATAGTAACCATTAAAAGATTTTAATATATTTGTAAAATGGCAACAACAGCATTAGAAATAGGTGGTAAAAAGTTAAAGATAATGACTACACCTGAACTTGTAAGTAAAACAGATGATGAAAATGATGTAAAGATGTTTACAAAAGTAACTCTTTATGATTGTGATGAAGACTTTATGCCTAAGGATTTAGGTGCAGTAACTATCCATGAAGATGATGAGGAAACTTATCATAGACAATTAAGAGAAGTAGCTAATCAGTCAGGTCATTTTGTATCTAGTCAATCTACAGATTATAAATGGAATCCAGGTTATAACCCAGCAGAAGATACAAATGATGGAAGTGAAACTGCCCTTTAGAGTTCAATGTTTAAATGCAAAAGATAAACCTAATGATATACCTACTAGTAAGTGGGTTGTAGAAGGAGAATTCTACACAGTAGTTAAAGTAGCTAAACTTCTTATACAAGGAGGTATGGTAGGATTTAAACTAGAAGAACTCAATATAGATGCTTATTACCCCTATCAATATTTTGCAGCAACAAGATTTGGATTACCTGTAATGAAAGACTGGGACTTAGATGCAGAACTAGAAAGAATTCTTCAAGAAGCAAAAGAAGAAGTTTATGAGCTTAATGCTTATTATCCTGATTAACTTAAAAACCAACAACATGATAAAAGAAAAAATAACAACAGCAAAACAAGATAGTGATGCTAGACAAGCATTATTTAGTAAAACTCCTGCAGAAAAAGAAGCTTTAAAAGCTGCTAAATCTTTATGGAAAAAATCTAATTCTAATAAAAAATGAGCAAGGAGGCTATATTTAGTACCATCTTAGTAAAAGTAGATGGTAGGTTAATATGCAGAAAAGAATCTGAATCTCACCTTTATAAATTATTTGTAGACTCATTAGAAGAAGGTCATGTAATACATGCTTTCTTTGATGCTAACTTAGATGATGGTACTCTTACACAGATTGCCAAGATTAAAGCATGCATTAGAGAACTGGCTAAAGATACAGGAAATACATTTGAGAGTACAGAAAGAGATATTAAAGTAGCAAGTGGTCTATGCTTTGACAAAGATGGTGAAGCATATTGCAGATCATTTGCTGATTGCTCTAAAGATGAATTAGGTTTAACTATTCAAACAATAATAGAAAGAGGAGACTTTGTAGGAATTAACTTTCGGTAGTAGGTTGTGTAGGGTCTGCATCTTTTGCAGGCTCTGCATCAATTTCTACTTCTTTAGTTTTTTTCTGCTCAACTGCTTTTTTCTCTAATTCATAGATTATAGAAATTAGTAGATGAACATTAAGCTCAAATAGATTTTTAACAGGTTCATCAGTTTTAAGTCTCTCAAGAGCAGCTTTAAACTCTTCTGGAGGAACAGATTCTCCTAATGCTGTTAATAGATTAACTAACTTTTTATAAAATGAACCTGATATTTGAATATCAATTAGTGCATCAAAGGGGATAGTATCATACTTAATTTTTTCCATGTTGTAAATATAGATAAAATGAATAAATTAGACAATATTAATTTAGATGAAGTAAAAACTAAATTATATGAAAAGTTAAAACCATCAGGTTGGGGAGATAAACTTAAAACATTTATCCTCAGTGATGATTTTAACATTGTACTTAATAGGTTATTAGAAGAAGCCAAAGATGGCAAAAGATTTACTCCTGTTCTAAAACAGGTATTTAGAGGATTTGAAGAATGTCCTATAGATAAGCTTAAGGTTGTTATTATGGGGCAGGATAGTTATCCTCAACCATATGTTGCAGATGGAATAGCATTTAGTTGTAGTAACATAGGTAAACCAGAAGCTTCTTTAAGATATATCTTTAAAGCAATTGAAGAGACTATTTACAAAGGTGAGTATTTATGGGACCCTGATTTAGCAAGATGGTCAAACCAAGGCATTCTACTAACCAATTGTGCTCTTACTACTACTATACATAAGGTAGGATCTCATTATGATCTATGGAAACCATTTATGTCTTTTCTATTTGATTATCTAACATATAATCATCCAGGACTAATCTATGTATTTATGGGAAAGAAAGCTCAAGATTGGGCAGAATATGTACCAGAAAATAGTAGTAAAATTTTTACAAGCCATCCTGCTTCAGCTGCTTATAAAGATTTACCATCTTGGGATTGTAATAATGTTTTTAATGATGTATCAATATTGGTAGAAAAACAATTTAATGAAAAAATAATATGGTAAATGATGAAAAATTAAAGAGAGAGGCATATGCTTCAGTTAGTAACTTTTGTAAAGAATTTAATCTAACTTATGGTGTATATCCAACAGTTTTATATACTTTAAATAAAGATAAGATTAAAACAATTTCTTTAAAAAATATAGAAGAACTTATTAATAATATACTAAAAAGAACATATGATGATAGTTATAATATAAGATCTAAAACAAGATTAAAACATATTATTATTTATAGACATGTAATGTTTAAAATATTATATGATATGGGATATACTTATACTCTTTTAGCTAATTATTTTAAGTATAGTCATGCAACTATTTTATATGCTTCAAATACAATAACTAACTATTTAAAGTTTAATGATCAAAAAACAATAGAAGTCTATAATATACTAAAAAATGAAATCGCAAAAGAAAATGAACCTGATGCTGTTGTACAATATGACATCAGAGGAGAAATTGACACCTAATCAATTTTATGTGCTTTATTGTATAAACTATGGATTAACTTCTCCTAATATCAACATGCATCAAGAAATTAGGCATTTGGTAATAGAAGACTGGATAGTAAAACAAGAATCTGGTTATACTGTAACACCTAAGGCAGCAAGCCTTATTAGTAAACTAGAGTCATATTTTGGTGTACACCTCAAGAAATCTAATAACTCTATTATGGGTATAGATTTTGAAGCTAATGCAGAAAAATATAACAATATATTTCCTAGAATTAAGTTAGGTAGTAATAAGGCAGCAAGAGCTCCTATTAAAGAAATAATACCGGCATTTAGATGGTTCTTTGAGGAATATTCTTATGATTGGGAGACTATTTATAAAGCAACTCAGATGTATTTAGAGACTGAGGAATCCAAAAAGTATAAATATACCAGGACTTCTAAATATTTTATCAGAAAACAAGAGCAAGATAAGTCTTGGGCATCAGATTTGGCAAGTTATTGTGATTTAGTACTTAATGGAGAAGATTATGAAGAAGATAAATTTACAGAAAAAGTGTTTTAAAATATCATATTTTTTTATTAAATTTGCTAAGTAACCAACAAACAATAATCAAAATAAATTATGAGTAAAACAAAATGGAAGCTTCAAATTGATGCTCTCACAGAATCTTTGACTTATTTAAAAGGTAGGAAAGAAGGTACTATTACAAGTATCAAAACTCCTTGGGAAAGTTTTAATAAAGCAACATTAGATGGTATAGAATGGCATAGTACTACTGTTATTGGTGCAAGACCTGCAACTGGTAAGACTATTATCAAGACTCTGTTAGTTAATGGTGCTTTTGATTACAACCCAGATATGAAATTTAGAGTACTTGAGTTTCAGTTTGAGATGTTAGGTAGGAATTCTATTATTAGGGAATACTCTAGTCATATTGGTAAAAGTTTTAAACAACTTTGTAGTGCTGATAAAGTAACAGGTCTTCTTACTGACCAAGAGTTTGAAAGTTGTAGACTTTATGCTAAGACTATAAAACAAAGAACTATTGATATTGTAGAAGAAGCATGTACTGTAGAAGAGTTTAAGGAAATTATTCATGAGTATATGTTATTATATTCTAGTTTAGTTACAGATAAAGAAGTAACCAAAAGAATGTATACTAATACCATCATAACTCTAGATCACTCTTTACTGCTAAAAAAAGGTAAAGGAGAGAAAGATAAGAATGATATGTTAAATTCATTAGGTGAAGCTCTTACTTACTTGAAAAAAAGATACCCAATAGCTTTCATTATACTCAGCCAACTTAATAGAAATATAGATAGCCCTGAGAGAAATGAAGATGGTAAATATGGTAACTTTATTCTTGAATCTGATATATTTGGTGCTGATGCATTACTTCAGCATGCAGATACATTAATAGGACTTAATAGACCTGGTAAACAGAAAATTAAACTCTATGGTGTAGAAAGATATATTATAAACAGAGATCCTGAAATATTAGCTATGCATTTTCTTAAATCAAGAAATGGTGATACTGGTCTAGCCTTCTTTAGAACAGAGTACAATAAGATGAGATTGCATTCAATTGATGCACCCCCAACACAAGACAGAACACTAAAAATATAAACATGTTAGTAATGCAAGACAAAAGAGAGAATGGCAAGAGACTCAGGGAGTTTCATCAGCCAACATTTGCAAAAATGGGATTAGTAAATCCTACATTATATGGAAAATTGGTTTACCCTCGTAACTCAGAACTTTACACAAGTTTTTTTCATAGTGAAATTAGTAGAGGAAATGATATCTATATAGAAGCAACAACTAGAGATTTTGTTCCAGAGAAAGAAGATAGAGCTTTGTATATGTGGAAATTTAATCCTCATTTTAATGAAGAGTATGAGAAAACTATAGAACTAGATGCTACTAAAATAAGATATCTAATACCATTATCTGAATTAATTGTTATCAAGAGATACACACCAGAAGAAGTTAATCCTACACAAAAGGAAGAAGTTATTATGGAGACAGATGCAGAGAAAGAAATTATTGAAAACAGTGACTTTGATTTTGATAGCCCAGTTAAATTAACAGATAAAGAATCTCCTATAACAGAGATGACTATCAGAGATTTTGCAGCTATTATCTTAAAGAAACCTGTGAGTAGAAAAGAATGGTTAAATGAAATTATAAAAAGCAAATAAATGGAAAACCAAGTAACAACCTCAACAGAAAGTGCTCTTAAGCAGTTTCTAAGTACTTTGATAGATTCAAAGAAATTACCAACCCACATTAAAACTGTGGAAGATGCCTTTACTATTGCCCAGATGGGTAAAGAGTTAGGATTCCCTACAATGCAAGCATTTCACTACATCATACCTATTCAAGGTAAGTTAAGTTTATCTGCTAAAGCAACAGGTGCACTATTAAGAAAAGGTGGTGTAAAGTTTTATACCAAAGAAGATGGTGTATTTGTATATCCTGATGGGTCAGTAGATAGTATAGCTCCTAAGCCAGATGGTACAAAGCCAATTGACAGAAGAACTACTATTGTATTTGTAAGAGATGAGATGGAAGAATCTTGTAGTTTTACTTGGAAAGATGCAGAAGGTCAAGGTTTAACTACCAAAGACAATTGGAAAAGAATGCCAAGAGAAATGTTATATGCTAGATGTATAGCAAAAGGTGCCAACAGAATAGGTGCAGATTTATTATTAGGATTATATACAGCAGAAGAAATGGCTGATACTTTCTTAAAGGAATCTGATGTGAGAAGGAATGAAGATGGTACTATAGCAGAAGTAATTAATATAACAGCAACAGAAGTAAAATAACCCTATAAAAAATAAATAAAATGAGTGGAAAATTAAGTACAAAAGACATCAAAGTTGGTGGTGAAGGTGTAACTAAAACATTAGAACCAGGAAATCACTTGTGTAAAATTAACAATGTATCTCTTGAAGATTTTAAGTTTAAAGAAGGAGCTTATCACATTGTATTAAATGTGGAAGGTGAGGACTTAGGTGCTGACTTTGAAGGTTTCTTTCTTGATAAAGATAAACCTGAATTAGGAAGACATGCTGGTAAAGTAGGTACAGTTAAATTATCTGAATGGGCTTTTGCAGATGGAGAAACTAAATCTGGTATTCTTGTAGACAGAGATCAAGAGATGTTAAAAGCATTAAAACAGTTCTGTATCAACACAGGTTGCATGGCTTGGTTAGACAAGCAAGAAGGTAAGCATGATACAATTGAATCATTTTTCAAGGCTTTATCTAAAGACAAACCATTTAAAGGTACATTCTATAACTTCTGTATAGCAGGTAAGGAATATACTAATAAAGGTGGTTATACCGGATATGAGTTATTCTTACCTAAATATAGTAAAGAAGGTATTTCTTTGGAATCTGCAACAGCTAATCCAAGTAAACTTTTAAAGTTTAAACCTGAGGATCATATTAAGAAGAAGAAAGTGGAAACAGTAACGGAGTTTGGTGGTAGTCCAGATACTAGTTCAGGATCTGATATAATCAGTTCTGGAGGTTCAGATTTTGATCTTTAATAACCAAGGGGAGCTAATAACTCCCCTTTTATATTACAATTATGCTTAGTACAAAATCATTAATAACATCAATAACTGACATACCAAGAGAATGGATATTTGAATATTATTTAAAATTAACAGAAAAGTTAACTGGTCAAGATGTAAAGCTTAAATCAGTTTTTAATCCTGCTGATAAAACTCCATCTATGTATGTATTTTTCTCTAGCAATTCTATCTATAAGTATAAGGATTTCTCTACCGGCAAGGCAGGAGATGCTTTAGATCTTGTTAAAGAAATGTTTAAACTAAGTACTAGGGGTGAAACTGCTCATAAAATAATACAAGATTATAATCATTTTGTTCTTACTAATAAAGAAGACTATAGTATTAGAGATTTTAAGAAAAAATCTAAATATCAAATAGTAGACTTTACTGAGAGAGCATGGACTAATCTTGATGAGAAGTTCTGGACTAAATTTTATATAGGATCTAAACTATTAGAATTTTATAAAGTATCTCCTTTATTAAATTACACAATCAAGAAAGAAGAAGATGGAGAAGTTAAAGAGATTACAATTAAAGGTAATAATAGCTATGGCTATTTTAGAAAAGATGGGACATTGTATAAGATTTATCATCCCTATGTAAAAGATTACAAATTTATTAAGGTTAAGGATTATATCCAAGGCTCAGATCAATTAACTATGGCAGTACCATATTTGATTATCTGTAGTTCATTAAAGGATATCATGGCTTTTACCAAACTTGGATATAAAAATGCAGAGGCCATAGCTCCAGATAGTGAAAATACATTAATACCAGAACATATTATTAGTGCTTATAAGCATAAATACAAAGGTATATGTACCCTATTTGATAATGATCTTGCAGGTATTGAATCTATGAAGAAGTATAAAGACAAATATGATATACCTTATGTGTTATTAGAGATGTCCAAAGACTTAAGTGACTCAGTAAAAGACACTAGTCTATTAAAAGTAAAAGAATTATTAACCCCATTATTAAAACAAGCATTACAATGAATGAGTTTGAAGACTGGGTAATGACTCTGCCTTTGCAGACATTAACAGAAGAACTAAAAATAGAAATACTGTCTGAGGCACATTCAATGCTTCAGGCAGAAATAGTAAATGTATTAAGAAACATAAGTAGTAAATAAAATGACAGAATATACAAAAGAAGAATTAGTAGAAGCTAGAAATGAGTTAGTAGATTTAATAAATAAGATGGAGTTTTTAGGAAAAAATACTGAATCTAAATATACTAATGATATGTATTTTGAAATGAACAAAATTCTTTATAAAAATCTTAATAGTTTAAATAAAAAATTAGAAAAATTTAATTTATGAGTTGGATATATAAAGGTAGTAAGTTCACAGATGAACATATACCAGATGGTGCTGTAGGATTTGTATATAATATGTCAGCTATTATAAATGGTAAGTCTGTTGCTTATATAGGAAAGAAGAACTTCTTTTCTAATACTAAGAAAAAATTGGCCAAAAAGGCTATCTCTACAGATAAGAGACTTAAAAAATACAAAGTAGTAACAAAATCTGCCTATCAAAACTACTATAGTAGTAATGATGTACTTAAGCAAGCACACAAAGATGGTGTTGTCATTCAAAGAGTTATTATAAAAATATGCTTTAGTAAAACTGAACTAACTTACCAAGAGGTAAAGAACCAGTTTATTTATCGTGTATTAGAAGATAATCTTTATTTAAATGGTAATATCCTAGGTAGATTTTATAAAATAAAATAATATGAGTGATTTAAAAAATAGTGAAGTTATATTAGAACTTAAAGATTTAAGTGTAGATAGAGTAGAAATTCAATATTCAGGGTCAGGAGACAGTGGTGATATAGATGATGTTACTTATTATGATAAAGCAGGTGAAGGTGTTGAGATAGAAGAAAAGTATGAGGAAGTTCATGAAAAAGTAAAAGATTATGCACTTATTATTTTAAATGATATAGAAGATTGGTGGAATAATGATGGTGGATATGGTATACTTAATCTTTTTATTACAGAAAATACTTATAGTATAGAAAATCATATTTATATTACAGACACTGAAGATTATTTTCATGAAGGTGATTTAATTAAAGAATAATGTCTCATCCATATGATCATTCCCGATCTTCTGCTAAAAAGTGGGGAGGGGAACCTGATGAGTATTTAAAATATCATGAATGGTTTGATGAAACTAAAGCTTGGGTAGGTCACTCCTATCACAGGATGTTTAGGCATCACTCTGAAGGTATCTTTCAATTAGAAGAGATCTTTGGAAAATTTATGATTAACTCTGTAGGTAAAAGGGTATACATAAGATACATTGGAGAACAACATGTCAAAGAAGACTGTAACAATTATATTCCTTCAGCAAAGGAATGGATGGATAATATAGTAAATAAAACAAAAACACTATGGATGACAAGAACATTAAAAATAGAGGACTAAAAGATAAACTGGTTTTAGATACTGAATCTTATGATACTTTGCTAAATATGCTTAATGGAGATGATGAAGATAAAATAGTAGCTTTTGAATGTCTTAATAATGTAGATCAAAAGAAATCTTTAATTTATACATTATTTTTAAGAAAACATGGTAATGCACAACATTCTATGTGGAAAGCTAACTGTAAAAAGGTACTAGATTATCATGGATCTTTAGGTTTTGAACCTACTAATAATATAATTAAGCATGCTAGTATACTTGAGGTTATTAAAACTCAAGATAACAAAGAAGAAAACTTAAATTTTTTTTTGACAGACTTTAGTAAGTTCTTAAAAGATGGTTTAAAAAATGCATTTAATTTTGTAGATGATTTAGAGTTTACATTAAAATTTATAAAACTTAAAGACAATGAAAAACAAAAGTGAAGAGTTAGCCAAGGCTAGTAAAGATTTAATGCTGAAAGAACCATTTTATGGTTTATTTCTCATTATGTTGAACAAACAATGGAGTACAAAAGTACCCACAGCAGGAGTAAGCAGGTTAGGTGTTAATTATCAATTATATCTTAATGAAGGCTTCTGGAATGAATTAGAAGCAAAGCAGCATATAGGTCTACTCAAACATGAGCTATTGCACATTGCATTTTTTCATATCACAGATTATGAGCACTTAACTAATAGAGAAATATCTAACATTGCAATGGATATTGAGATTAATCAATATATTGATAAAGATAATCTACCTCCAGGGCCAATGTTACCAGAGACTTTTCCAGAACTAAACTTAGAACCTAAAAGAGGTACTCAGTATTATTATGATAAGTTAATGGAGGCTGCACAAAACCCAGGTACTTGTCCTAATCTAGACAAAATACTAGGAGCAGGTAGTGGTGAATGTGAAGGAGAAGGAAATGGAAATGGAAATGGTCAGATTAAAGTAACAGTAAGTATTAATGGAAAAGGTGAAGTTGAAGTAAATGTTCCTGATCATAGTACATGGGCAGAGTTTGAAGGATTAGATGAAGCAACTAAGAAGTTGATTAAAACACAGACTGAACACATATTGAAAGAAGTTGTAGATCAAGTAACAAAATCTAGAGGAACTATCCCTGGAGAAATGGCAGAAATTATTAGTAAATTATCTCAAGTAGAGCCTCCAAAGTTTAATTGGAGAGGATATTTAAGAAGATTTGTTGGTGGTTCTATCAAGACATTTACTAAAATGTCAAGACATAAACCTAATTTCAGATTTATTGAAAATCCAGGTTTAAAACACAAACACAGAAGACATATCTTAGTTGCTGTAGATACCTCAGGCTCAGTGAGCACTAATGAACTTAAAGAATTCCTTAATGAGATTTATCACATTAGCAGAACAGGTACTGATGTAACCATTGTTCAATGTGATAGTTCTATATCTCATATAGGTAAGTTTGATCCTAAGAAGGATTTTGAAATACATGGTAGAGGAGGTACTAGCTTCCATCCAGTTACAGATTACTATGACCAAAATACTAAGAAGTATAACTGTTTAATCTATCTTACTGATGGAGAAGCTTCTGCACCTGATAGATGCAGAGGACCTGTATTATGGGTTATCTCTAGCCAGTCTAATGGATTAAATGAAGATTTACAAGGATTACAAATTCAATTAAACTAACATTAAAAATAAATTATGTCAACAACAACTAAAATCAGCTTAAACTCAGAAGAATTAAAAACATTCTTAAATTATATATATAAAAACAATCAGTTATTAACTGAAAAAGGCTTACCTGTACAAGCAGTAAATGTAGAAGGTGAAGCAGGTGGAGGTAAGACTTCTACTATTTTGCAATTAGCTAATGAACTAGGAATGGAATTAGTTAGAAAGAACTTAGCAGAGTTAGAAGATGTATCTGACTTAGTAGGTTATCCATGTAAAGAGCATGAGATGAAAGGTAAAGATAATGCTATCCGCTGGGTAGTAGAAGGAGCAATTCCTCA